GAAGACTTTAAGGCCGCCATCCGCTCCAAGCGTACGCTGGTCGCAGACTCCGCCCTCCGTGGTCAGGTCTTCTCCGGCAAGCAGGCCGCCGCCCAGGGCTTGGTCACTGGTCTCGCCGACTCCTTCAATAAGGCCTTAGCCTCTTTCTAACATGCCCCGCATCTTCACTGACATCGATGACACTATCCTGAAGGACGGCCAGCCCGTCCAGCGCGTCATCGACTACATCGACCAGAACGGCGAAGAGGTCGTCGTACTGACTAACCGCCCCGAGACCGACCGCGATAAGACCACGGCAGAGCTCGACGCTATCGGCTTTGAGTACGACGCCCTGATCATGAATGACTCAAACGCCGAGGCCCCTGCCTTCAAGGCTGGCGTCATCAAGGCCGAACTGGATGCCGGCCGCCCGGTTGACCTATTCATCGACAATCGTCAGGATACTCGAGACGCCGTGGCCGCCCTGGGCGTAGAGGTCATGGACCCTGCGGACATCCCTGACATCGTCGAGGAAGACGCCATCGAAGAGATGCCCGTCGAAACCCCTGTCGCTCCTGAAGCAAAGGTTGCCAATCTCGGCAGGTCTAAGATGACCATCGAAGAGCAACTCGTCACGGCCGCCGCCTCTCTGGCCGGCCTTACTGCCGAACGCGACGACCTCCGCTCCACCGTGGAGAAGATGACCGTCGGCGCTTCTGCTGAACTCGACAGCCTCCGCGTCGAAGCCTCTGTCGCTTCCGCCTCCATCGCTACTCTCACTGAAGCCCTCAAGGCCTCCGAAGCCGCCCTTGCCACTTCCCTGGCTAAGGTCGCCGAGCTCGAAGCCGGTAAGGCTAGCGCCTCAAAGGAAGCCGCCAAGATCGTGGCGTCCTTCGGCACCGAGCCCGTCGAACTCCCCAAGGGCGACAGCCCTGCGAAGATGAGCAACGCCGATATCAAGGCCGCTTATCTCGCCCTCCCTGCCGGTCAGGCCCGCATCGCGTTCTTCAACGCGCATAAGGCCGCTCTCATTTCCTTCTAATCCTCCCTACCTAATACACTAATATGGCTACCGTCCTCCCTACCGCTCCGGCAATCCTTTCTGACTACATCGTCCAGACTGTCGCCGGCAAGCTGCCCATCCTCAACAACGTCTCCGTCAACCTCTCGGCCTCCGTCGGCCGCGCTGGCAAGACCGTCTTCGTCCCCATCATGGGTTCGGGTACGGCCTCGGAATTCAACAAGGCCTCGAACACCCTCGCGGATGTCGACGGCGCCACGATGACCAACTCCTCGGTCACCCTGAAGCACTTCAAGTACGTCGACGAGTTCAGCCCTCTGGATATCCAGGAGTTCGGCATGCAGTACCTGATCAACGCTTACGCGAAGACTGCTGCTCAGGCTATCGTCGACAAGACCTGGGCCGAAATCGGTTCTGTCTTCACCGCTGCCAACTTCGCCACGGAAGAAACCGTCGCCCTCGGTGACTTCGGTTATGACGACGTCGTCAACGCTCAGTTCCTCCTCGACGGCGCCAAGGCTGGTCAGCCTCGCTCCTTCCTCGTCGGCAACGGCTACCTGAAGGCCCTCCGCAACTCCGCCTCGCTCGTCAGCTCTCTTAACCCGAGCGCCAACACCGTCGTCACCACCGGCAACGTCGGCCAGGTCGCCGGCATGGACATCTACCAGTGGAACCAGATCCCTGCCAACGGCGAGAATCTCGCAGGCGTGGCGATGGGCCCGGATTCCTTGCTGGTCGCGACTGGTGTGCCGATGGCTGAAATCGCCGGCTTCACCTCCAGCGTCGCCACCGCCGAGTCCGGCCTGTCCATCCAGGTCCTCGTTGGTCAGGCTGAAACGGGCAACATCCGCTGCATCGCGCAAATCTTGGTGGGCGCCGCAAAGGGACGCTCGACCAGCGCAGTCCGCTACGTCACCGCCTAATAGCGGCCGACGTTCAAATCAGGGGCTCCGAAAGGGGCCCTTTTTTTGTGCCTGTTTGCCAATGGTCGCAGGTTTAGAATGAGCCTCTTTGCTGAATTCCTCCCTGACGCGAAGGAGATGGTGGCCGACTTCCCTGTGGCCGGCTCGGCTAACTCTGGGGCGATTACGTTTTCCTGCCTCATCTCTGAGCCGGCCATGCAGACCGTGCTCGAATCTGGGGGCTACATGGAGCGGACCCAGTACTCTGTCAGGCTACCCGCCGCAACGGCCTCCTGGAGCCTCCCAGACGGGTCTGTTGGGGCATCCACGGCCATCATCAGCGGAGGCTTGCCCATCGCCAGCCTAGGCCAAGGCAAAAAGATTGTCGTCGGCGGGAAGACCGTGCGCATTACCACCCAGACTTATAAGCCCGCTTCAGCCTGGGTGACCCTGCTCGTCATCGACGACAACCAGTAATGCCGGCCAAGGTCTCCATCGAGCCGAAGTCCCTGCAACAGTTCGTCGAGGCCTGCCGTCAGTTCGCCGCGGGCATGCAGATTACCATGCGCGACGCCGTGCTCGAGCAGGCCATGCTCGCCTGTCAGGACGCGGCCAAGTTTACACCCCCCCTCCCCCTAGGCGGCGGAGACGGCCTAAGCACCGCAGCTAATAATGCAGGCCTTCAGGCCGTAGCCGGGGACATCTCCAAAATCTTCGTGGCCGCAAACGACTCGACCAACAGGTCTGCTGTCGGCCTGATTATTAACCAGATTGCCTTTGCAGTTAAGTCGAACGACATCGGCGCCTTCACGCGCCTGACGACTGGGGGCAAAGCCCTGAGCCAACTGAGCAGCCGAAGCATCCTCTCGAAGATCGTGCAGGATGCCGACAAAAGCCGGGCATTTGCCAAGGCAAAGAACTACCTGAACCGGGCTACCCCCATCAAGAACGAGTACGGCACGCAGGGGTTCGTGACCAATCTGCGTACCATCCATGACCAGGTCAAAGGTCGCTTCGGCGGCCGCATCAAGAGGGGACAGAAGGCTGTCTCGGCCAAGCTCCTGGTCGAAGATAAGAACGCGCTACAAGACTATATCCTCAAACGGCAGAAGATGGTGGGCATGGTCAAGTCTGGATGGGCGAAGGCCATGAACAGCCTTCCTCGTCCGAAGGATAACAACGGCCAACAAGGCGAGCCGGGGGCCGATCTGCGTAAGGCAACCTGGGTGACCTTGCATTCTAGCGTAGCCGGGTACAATAAGACCGCCTTCACCGATAAGATTGCGGAGGTCTCTGTGACCAACCCTATCGGAAACATCAACGGCATCTCCGACGAAGCGGGAGTACTTCCCCTGGTCTACGGCAACCGCGTGAAGCAGATGCCCGCTATGGTCCGCTATCGCATGCGCAAGCCGGTCAACAAATTTAACAACAAATAACCCATGGGAACACGTTCTATTCGTCACGTCGTCGAGGCCACTCTCGCGACTTATCTCTCGACCCAGACCGGGCTGACCACCGTGCAGTTCCTGACCGGGGACAGTAACGTCACGCAGACCCTGCCTAAGGCCGTGGTCCTCTGCGACTCTGCAAGCCCTCCATCCGACCTGCCTGAAGGCCTTGGCAACTTCAGCTGCTCGGTCCGCATCACGCTTTTCTCGAACGCTGACGATACGACCCTCGCCGATCACCGCGCTCGATGTGCCGCCCTCTCTGGCAACATGAATGACGTGGCGTCCATTCAGGCGGCCTTTGCCGCTACGGGTGACGCGACCTGCTATGACGTCACCCCGAGGTCCGAAGACGAGGGCATCGACGAGCGCTCCTGGGCGACGTCTTTTGCCTATGACGTTCTCACCGTCCTGCCCCCTGCCTAAGGGTTGCCAATTCTCGCAGGTTTAAGATGAGCGCCGTCAATACTGGATTAGTTTGCCTCTACGGAATTGGAGCCGGCCAGCAGGCCTCGCTCTATGTGCAAAGCTACGCTGTCTCCTCTGGCTTCAACAATACTGGTATGGTCGTCGACGAAACTGGCCGCACGATCACGGCTCGCTATGACGACCGCCGTTCGGAAATCAGCATCGAGGGAGTGGCACATGCTTCGAGCATTCCGGCCCTAGGCTCTACTCTTTCCTTCACGGCTAAGACTACTTCGGCTTATCCGGGCGGCGCTGCTTCGGTCAGCTTCTCGGGCGTCATCACAAAGGTCGACGATCGCGGCAGCTCGAAAGGTTTCGTGACAGTCTCACTGACTGCCGAGTCCTTTGAAGAGATTTCCTATTGATTGACTCCCCTGTTGTGGGGGTAATCTGAAGGGGTGGACCGCCGCTTCTTAGATAGTCAAATCGACCCTGCGCCGCTTCCAAGGTTTCTGGGTCGAACTCTTTACCCGTGGTGCCTCAAGTACCGGGTGCGTCTGATGGCCTTCGACTCCCCGCTGGTGACAGGCTCCCGCGGAGTGACTCCTGCCGACCTTATCTTTGCCTGCCAAGTGTGCGCTGAGGAACCCCTGGGCGGAGTGAGCTGGGTCGACAAGCTGCGGATCGGGCGGCTCACCGATAACCCTGCTAAGTTTGAACTGATGCTCAACGCCTTTGCCAAGTATATCCTCGTCGACCACTGGCCGAAGTTCTGGGACCAGACCGAAAAGAAGACCGGCGGAAGCAGCAAGGCGCCGTGGCCCCTGATGGTCATCGCAAATCTAATTGCGAATAACATCGAAGAGAAGCGAGCATGGGAGATGCCAGAGTGTCAGGCCATCTGGCTGAACGCTGCCTTCGCCATGCGCAAGGGCGTCGACGTGGCAATCATGTCGCCAGATGAAGAGGCCTATATCGAGTCAGAGCTGAAGAGGCAGGCTGAAGCCGCGGCCGTTGCCAATCCAGCAGGTTAAAGGAACCCGAACATGTCCCAAGACCTTACCGTAAACATCAAGACGACCTCCGACGTCCCGCAGGCTATGGGCAAGGCCTCATCGGCCGTTACTGGGTTAAACAAACAGATGGATGACATCGGCAAGAAGTTCGGCAACTCATTCAAGGACATATTCCTCGGCTTTGCGGCACCCATGGTACTTCTTCAGGGTGCAATTCATATGATTACGTCGGCCATTGCTCAGGCTAAACAAGACGCAAAAGAAGGGCTAGATCTTATTGCAAAAGGTGAAACGGTTTTTGCCACTTCTGAAGAGAAGAAGATGGCTACCCTTTTCAAGGCAAAGAAACAAAGGGAAGACGAACTTAAGCTCATCGAGGCAGGTAAACAAGAAATGACTCGCCAATTTCTTACCCAAACTAAAGGAGGTCAAGAGATGGCGCAGCGCATTGTCTCTGGTGCTGTTTCTATGCAGATGCCGGCGCCTTCTGTTGACCAGATGTCTAAGATGAAAGACGTTCAGGGAGAAGCTCTAGACAGGTTTTTAAAATCTCCAGAGGGAGCACAGTACGCTAAAATTCTCGCAGAAGAAGACGCAAAGAATGCGGCAAAGGATCAACAGAAGGCCGGTACATTCAAGACCCCAGAAGGATTCGGCACAGTCGTCGGAGTAGGCGCCAACCCGGTCATGGAGAAGATGACCCGCCAAAACGAGCTGATGGAGGAAATCAAAATCATCCTCCAGGAGCAGTTCATCGTGAACCGCAACGGATCCGTCCCATCCCCATTTACCGAGCGCGTTCCTCTCACGATGCAGAAGGCCGGCCTCACCTAATTTTATGGCAAAAGTCGATACTGGTTCAAGCCTAAGTACCCCGCAAATTCAGCCAGGATGGACCGTCATCAGTGACGGCTTCGGCCTCATGACGGCATCCGTGACTTACAAGATGGACTGGTCAGGTAATCCTGCCGCCCTTTACGCTCGCGGGACCGCATTTAGTGATCCTGCCTATACCTATTTAAAGGCGCACAAGGGTAGCGTGTCTTATGATAATTTAAAATACGCCGTCGTAAAAGTGGACTATGTAGGCATTGACCCGACGGTGAATGGCGGAAACCGAACTAATCCTAATACCTCCGCGGCAAATGGCCTTACCGCCGAGAACATCACAACTCATCCGAACTTTTTTACTTCGGCTGATGGCTATGCTTTCGGGGCCTTGGCTGGCTTGCCTTCGGACTTTGGCGGAGCTTACGACGACTCGACACTCGGGCCGCCCGTGACGGTAATTAATGTGACCACGCATAAGCCCGTAGTCGTGCCATCCTGCGAAGGCTATAACGGAGCATGCTTTGAGACCGGGGGAGGAGGCCGCTTCATCGGCTTTGTTGACCCAGACTATCCAGAGCTATACGGCAAGACTCAGTACCTTTCTCGCACGACTACCTACTCGGGTGTTTGCTACTATTCGGACGCCAGTTTCATTCAGGCTCTTTATGGGCTGCTAGGCACAGCAACTGCAACATACCAATGGGGTTCTTCCTTTCCTCTCATACCTACTTGGGGCCCTATTGGAGGTGGTCTCTACGGAAATCGAAACCTTCTCTCGCAGGTCAACGTCGAAGAGTACGGTTCAATTTTCAAGGTAATGTACGAAATCCGATACTCGGTCGAAGGATGGACCCCGAATGTTTATATCAATGTTTAAGCCATGAGCATTCAAAGCGGAACAGGCTACACGTTCACTGCCTCTAGCCAGGGGATGAACTTATCCATCCTGACGCCTTGGGCGCCTTGGATGCTTTACGGTACGGAAAACCAGTGTCCGTTCGACATCGAGGACAAGTCTGAAGGAACGACCTACAAGTTTAGCGCTGTCCCTGGCACGATCAACTCGGTCATCCCGCAGATCGGAATCGCGGCCAACCCTGCCAAGCGGCTCGACGTTGTGCCGGCGCCGACGACTACCTTCAACTTTGACCCTAGCACGCATTATTCATATATTTACCTAAAGGTTGGTGCCGACTACTCTGATTCCCCGACCATCTATCCGGTCACCAGTGAATTCGATATCCTTTATCCGCGTATAATCTCGACCAGCATTCAGCAGGCCTCGACAGATGACTCGTCTTTCTTCCTCCTGGCTGTCGCTTATCAAGACCCAGATTCTGAACCTGCTGACCAAATCACGATCACGCAACTGACCTGCGGCTCTCAATGGTCTGACCGAATCAAGCTGGGCTCAAACGTAGCCCGATATTACTTTGCTCGCGCCTGATGCCTCTGCCTCCTCTAATCACCGACTACCAGGTTATTGGAAGTAATGCCACTTACTCGACTTGGGGTAAAATGCGCACCCCTGTGGGGAAGGATAACCCATATACCGGCGGCACGACAAAGACCGTTGGAGCATTCTGCGCCGACTATGATTTAGGATTCACGACTTCGGATGGAAGCTTGTTCAGAACTTCGCCATTTTTTACCGCAGACAATCCCCCTCCTCGTTTTGTTTACGATGATAATGGAGTAACCGGCACATTTTTTATGTGGGCTTCTGCCTTATATGCCGGCAATTTATTGACGAAGGACGATCTTGACCAACTTAACGGCCAGCCGGTTACGATGTCAGGCGGTGGATTAACGATAAATGCGGATGCCTGGACGAACCCACCGGGAGGCCAGACAGTAGCCCCAATGTTAGGCAACATCGTTAGCATAGGCAAATTGAAGGCTTTTTACTAACCCTCCTTGCCAATCCCCGCAGGTTTAAGACCCGATGAGCTGCTCTAACACTGCCATTTTCTCCAGGGGCGACAGTTTCTCAAGTCAGTGGACTTGGGTTCCCGGCGCCGGCGAACCCGTCGACCTGATCGGCACGACCATTCAGTCGACCCTCCGCGATCGCTCCGGCAAGGAGTACGATATGACCATCAACCTGGCGCTCGATGGCCTGTCCTATACAGCTCAGTATATCGGAGACACCACGCAGTGGGCGCTTGGCCTTGCGAGCTGGGACTTCCGCATGACCTTCCCTGGCGGCCCCGTCACGCACTCCACGATCTTCCGCGTGCAGGTTCAGGAAACCATTACCCAGTCTTAACATGGCAACCATCAACGGCACCTTCAACAGCCTCATCGCTGGCACCTTGTCGGGTACCATCGGCACGCCCGGACCCACAGGCGCCACTGGTGCGACGGGGGCGACGGGCCCTGGCGTAGCCGCTGGCGGCACGGCTGGGCAGTTCCTGACGAAGACGACCACTGGCGTGGACTACGCCACTAACTGGACGACCGTCAACCTGTCGGCCTACCTGACCAAGGCGGGAAATCTGGCTGGCCTAACGTCCCTATCCACGGCTCGCGATAACCTCAATCTTGGCACGGCTAATGCCCCGGTCTTCAATGGCCTTACGGCGCAAGGCTCTGGTTCTAACGCGGCTCAACTCTCCCCGACTAGCCTGACCCTTACGCAAACCGGCTCTGGCATCTTCACGATCCAGCCATCCCAGGGCATCGTCTTCCCGGACTCGACGGTGCAAGTAACGGCCTACCCCGGCCCCGTTGGCGCTACCCAGTGGGGAAGCATCGGCGGAACCCTGTCCAATCAGACTGACCTCTATAACGCCTTAGCGGCCAAACTAGATAGCACGACCGCTGCTTCAACGTACTACCTCCAAACCAACCCAGACGGCTTCCTGACCGATGCTCCTTCGGATGGATCGCAGTACGCCCGCCAAGATGGCGCATGGTCTGTCGTCACGGGTGGCGGCGGCGGTTCCTATCTTCCCCTGGCTGGCGGGACCATGACTGGCCCCATCGTCTTCGACGGCACGTCCGGCCAGTATATCTCGAAAGGCAACTTCGACACGTCGCGCGGCGGCAACTACGGCATCAGCTTGGTCTGCTCTATTGGCTATGAGTTTAACTGGCAGGCAGGTTGGCTGACGACGACTAACCAAGGGACGACTACCCCTCGCCCGCTATACCTCGACTCTGTTGCTGGAACGACTTTACGCGCTTGGAACAGTACAAATGATACTGGCGTAGAAGTTTCGCATGGTGGCGTTTATTCAAATAACACAGATGGTACGTCGTGCAGTCTTGCGACCGCAGGCGTTGATATTACTGGTTTGTATGACCCATTGCACGATCCAGCCGCTGCCCACTTGAGGGTTGACGGTCTTGAGTTTCGTTTAACGGACGATGTCCCTGCGTCAGTTTACGGAAGAATTAATTGGCAGAACGAAGATGGAACTGGAAATTACAATTACTCCACTCCAGGCGAAGCCATTGGCTGTTACTTTGCCGACGGATCTGGAACACGCATTCAAGGGGGATACATCCGCTCGTTTACGGCTGGAGAAGCTTCCGAAATTGTAATTGACCCTTCTGTAGGCATCACCTTCCCGGACTCGACCGTCCAGACCACGGCGGGAGGTGCGGCGGTTACTAACAATAACCAGTTAGCCACGACGGTCACGTCCACCTATACGCAGTATTACATTCCTTTCAGCGATCGGAATGGAATCATTGTCTGCCAATCAGGTTCGCCCGGTGTTGTTTTAACGGACTCCTCCTATGGCTGGACACCCGGTCAGCAGGTGCTGATTGTTAATAACACAAGCAGTTCTATTTCTGTTCAGGCATCTGGAGCTACTATTGTTTCAGTTAATAGTGCAACCTACATTGTTCCCAATGGCGTTTGTGCTGCGGTCTATATTGATACGAATCTCTGGGTGATCTCTGGTAGCCTGAGCAACTAACCCGCGCCGATGTTCGTCGCCCTTCCAGGCTTCCTCGGTTCGGTAGGCGGTGGCCCTGTTTACCCTCCCGCTGGTACGTTGCTCTCGTCACACTGTTCCGGCTACTCCGCGCAGGACGCTGGCAATCAAGACTACACGGACGCAAACGGGACAATCTGGAACGGTATGTTCACGACGTGGCAGGAACTGGCCGACGGCATGGGCGGTTCGTATTGGAGCAGCCTGGGCAACAACTCTAGCGACACTTACTCCGCTTGCTGGTATCCATACGGCTTCTGCCTTCAAAATGACTCAGGAGTTAATTACTTGAATTGGGAAGGCTGCGGATCTAGCGGCGCGAGTTCATTCGGCCCAACTAGTTATTATTATTACCACCTTTTTGCTAATGGTTCTGGCGGGACATATTCAGAAAGCGGCGGCGGACAATACGACCCGCCATCGGCCGGAACGATTGTTTATCAGTCCGGCGAAGGAAACTGCTGCACCGTTTACTACGACGGCAATAACGGTTACTATGTGAGCGACACCTGTGTAGTTTGCCCTCCTGCTGGAACTTACCTTTCAAGCGGATGCAACGCTACAAGCGGATTTGATGCCGCTGGATCATATTACGAAGGAGCGTGGAATTACGGAGAGTTTTATGCCGACGGTTCTTGCGGTTCTTACTTTACTTACATTTCAACCAATTCAGTAGGATGCTACCTTCCAAGCGGATGGTTCAATAATTATGAACCTTACAGCAATTCCCTGCATTGGATTGTTTCCGATTCTCAATCTAGTACGGTTGCAGAAGGTGACGCCCAATGGCAATACGGATGGAACTCTACCAGCCAAGAAGACGGGTCTGGAGGAAACCATCCTGCCAGCTTTAACCAGCAAGTGTTATTTGCCGGAGATTTAATTTCTAGCGGCAATTATTACGACTCATTCCTAAGCGAATTGTGGCTTTACTACGTCTATTATGACGGCGTTGGCGATGGTTA